AGCTGCTACCACTAAAGCGCTTTTATCGCACAAAAGAATGCTATCTATGTTAACTCTTTTATCGATCAATAGACTTGTTATTAATTTATCCAATACAACACCTTTTTGGATATAGCCTTTGTTTACAAGAATATCTTCGTCTTTGGCGGTCATAAAACGTATTTCTACACTTTCTTTTCCATACCAAGGATGATCTTTTGGATAAAATAATCCTTTAGAAGGTAAGTCTACTATTTGTGTTGGTGTCGCTATTTCTACTGGATTGTTAACTTTAATAGAATCGGGATTGTTTACGAGCGCAGCAACTTCAGCAACATTGGCTGCTCGTAATCTTTCTTCATTTCGCATAAAAACCTCTTATATTATTTTTTCTTAACCAACCGTAATATATGGATTGCCACCAACATTATTATCAATAGTAGCCCAATCATATACTAACGTAACAGAAATCTCTACCATGTCTTCGCTGGCATAAGATAGCTGACCAAAATCTACGTTGGTAACAAACGCATTATTTAATGTCCATTGCTCAACTGGATTACCATCTGCATCTATTTGTTGAATGAGAACATTGCCTAAAGCAGTTGTTGCTTTGTCGCGTGATACTGTTTCTTTGTTATTTGGATCAACTGGATAGTTATAACCTGAGTTTCTCAATAGGTTAACAAATGATTTTGTAACGTCTGGATTCGCAGGATCTGCAAAGGTCATTGTGATATCGTTCCACTTTACTGTGGTTGGATACTTGAACTCATGATTCAAATATTGGTGTCTTGAAACACCAACTGTAAAAGATGGTTTTTTGACAGTTTTTGCAATAAATGGATCAAAGTTTGCAACATAGACTACAAATCTATACTGACGTTTTGGATCTAATTTAGGGTCTGACCAGAATGAAGCAGCAGGCATTATATTATTCTCCTATTAGTCTTGGAATGATGCACCAGAGTTGGTAATGACGAAATCAATTGCAATGAACTCGATAGCCTTAGTTGGCTTTAGGAAGATCTTTGCGTACATGATATTTTGGTCAATTAGATCTGGGGTTGTAGTTGTTTTATCTAGGATAACTCTGTAGTCATCTAGACCGAATCTTGTCTTAACGCTAGCCATTAGAGGATTCACTTGACCCAAGAAGGTATTCCAAGTTACTTCGACATTTGGGCTGAATAGCAATCTTGCTGCGATTCTTGAAACTTCTTTCTTTAAGAAGATCATGAGTCTTCTGACATTGATTCTATCTAGAGCAGAACGAGTAACTTGTAGAGTCTTTTGACCGAACACAACAATACCTTCTGCTGGGAACTGAGCGATAGGATTAATGTTTGCCTCGTATAGCTTGTCTCTTTGCTTGGAGGTTAGTTGCTCAGATACTTGAACCACTGGAATACCAGCAGCGCCTTCTGACCGCCTCTTGTGAAACCAGCAGGAGCGAACCAAGGTTCAGCTTTTTTATCGGTGCTTGAGAATACGCCCAAGGCTGCGATTGAAGGAGGTGCCCACAATGTAGCATTGTTTAGTGTGTCTCTAATTCTTACCCAAGGATAATATGTGCAAGCATAGCTTGAGTTAATGCCTCTATTCTTAAGGGCAGTTACTACGTTATCTAGATTGCTTGTGCCATTACCTGAAGAACCACCAGCGCCCAAGCCATAAGTTGTAGCACTTTCATGGCGAGGGGTATATACGTCTGGCAAATCAATGATTGCTAGGGTATCGCCACGGGTTTCTGCCAATGCAATCATTTGATCATTAATGGCAGTGTTGGTAACACCGGGGACGACCAATAGATTCATCTCTACTCTTTCTGGGTCAGAGACAGTATTTATTGCCTTTGATATAGAGTAGAAAGCATAATTGTTAGTTTGTGTAGCATTAGACATGGCAGTGTTTCTAAATGGATCACTTTCTGCTACGTTAAAGCCGTTAAAGCCACCAAACAAAGGAACATTAAATCTGTTAATGCCAGCATTTAATGAGCTAGTGTACGAATACTGAGCAGTCAATGAAGAACCGGCAAGACGGCTACCAGATACATAAGTAAATGATGGACCAGTTAGTGATGAACCGGAAATGTCATCAAGTGTGAATGTGTCTTGAGTTGTTGTGCCAACATATGGAGTGTAGCGAATCAAATCAATATAGCTCTTATCTGAGTACAGTAGATTTGATTTCTTATTATATGTTGGACCCCAATAAGCATTAACAGGGGAACTTAATGAACCAGTGGTTGAATCAGATCTTAGTACAAACTTTGGATATATAAATGATGCTACAAGGTTTGTTGAGCCTGTTGTAATGGTAGCAGATTTTGCAGCCAAAGCACTATTTGCAATATCTTGACCAGTTAAAAGGAAGTTTGCTGGTCTGGTTGGTAAATAACAACCGAAGGGTAGATATGCTGGATTTGCACTACCTGCTTCTACGTCAGTGTTCATCTCTACTCTAATAAACTTAGAGTTATTTGGATAATCACCTTTTAGGGTATAAGAATTAGTGTCATCCGACCAATCCATATATTGGCTACCAATCTTCTTGGCAACATAATTTTCAGATAGCGGATTTAAATCGCAACTTGTAAATATTTCGACAATCTTTGGAGAAGCATCATTATCTTCTGCTTTTCTTAGTACAACCGAGAAGGTACCATATGGATTTATGGCGTTGCTTGCTGGTTTAATATCTTGAATCGAGATCTTGAATCTTGATTGATTTGAATCACCCGAACCTAGATCCCAAAGCTTAAAGAGTTTTTGTGCGCTAGTTGGTACATATGCGCTTGAAGTGCCTAGATCTTGAGCAAAGATCCAACCAGTTGCAGCCTTTTGGCTTGGCGAAAGGTGATTGGCATAATCTGCGTTAGCTGATTGATAAAGCTTAAATACAACTGCATAGTTTACAGAAGTAGAAGTAATAACATTTCTTACATTCTCTTCAAATGTTTCGCCTAAGAAGTAGTTCTTTGTGGTTGAAGAAACAGTTGAATTAGTAAAAATTGGATTTGTATTGAATACTTTGCGAATATAGAATTCACTATTTTCATCAAAATTAAACTTTGTTTTATCAACAACGCCTGCCGAGCTTGAGATTTGACCTACGAATGTTGTAGCGCTGTTGCTTTCCAAGCTTCTTACAACAACATCTCTACCGCTAGAAGTTGTTACTTCATTTCTTACTGTACCAGTAATTTGGAATTCAACACCCGAAGCGTTTGTATAAAATACTGCGGCTAAAGTACCTGTTAAAGATGATTGATTTGATGCCGAGTTTATTAAGAATAAACCATAAGCATCACCACCGATATCCCAGCCTGCTTTTGTACCTGTTGCGTTTGAGCTTTGATCACCTAATAATCTAACGACGGTAGCTCTATTGGAATTCTTTAACCATGCTTGTGCAGCGTAGGTTGCATACATTGGAGAAGTAAAGTTGCCATCTCTCCAAACATCATCGCCGGAACCACCGGGAACTGTGTCGCCAAAGATTTCAACGAAGTCTGAAAATGAATCAACTTGAACTGGCATCATACCGGGACCACGTTCAGTTCTACCAATGATTACTGGACCGATTGGTGCGGCTTGTTTCGGAAGTTGTGAATTATCAACTTCATCAATAAAAACACCGGGTGAAACGAATCTAAACTTTTTGTCGATACTTACAGCCATATTTTAAAACTCCTCTAACTCTTTTATAAATAGTGTAAGAAAATAGCAAAAGCAACTTAAGGTCGATAAAAACCTTCTTTCCTTAAATACTCATTAACATCGCCCACAACAACTCTTTCTCTTTGAAATCTAAACTTTGCAGCAGTTTCCCTTACAACCACTTTTGGTTGTGGATCGTTTTTATCTTCGCCCAATAGATAACCCAAAACCTTTATTTGAATTTTGGTTGTGAAGATTCTCTCTTCGGCATTTAAGCTAGCGGCATTACTTTCTAAATTAAAATTTGATTGAATAAATGTTTCATATTGATGACCATTCTTTCTTAACATAAATGAGTTTATACCACCTGTTCTTGCCATAAATGGAACAGCCATATCATTCATTTGTTGTAGATATTCGCTTCTTAAAGTGATATCATAATTCATATCAAGATAAGTTGGATATGGTGTATATAATATTTCATATACTGCCGTATTTGTTCTTTGTTGGCTCGGAAAATTGCTTTGCCCCGTTATTCTTAATGTATCTGCGTTTACAAACTCTTTTGTTTTTTCCGGCTGAATTTGACGAGCTATTGCTATAACCCCACCTTTTACGTCGGAATTTCTAAATAAGTTAACACCAAAGGAACCCTTTTTTGATAAATTCTTTTCAACTGAGGTTCTTTCTACCGTTATTAGTGGATATACCAACGTTCCTTCGTCGTCTCTTCTGTCTTTATAATTTTTAACCATAAACGCTCTTTCAGCATTACCCCAAATAACTGGTACCTTATTCCAACCATTATTTGAAGTGGTGTGGATATTTAACGCTTCATTAACCCACTCATAAAGTGCGGCATCAATATTTTCAAGAGTCGAAGGTAATATATATTTCTCAGTATTATTGGGCATTGAATAGTCCCTTTCTTGACTTGATACATTTGGCTTCTATTTCAAACTTTTGATCAATCTGCCCAAACAGTTGCTTTGGTTCATTTAATTGAACAATCTCATAATATTGATCGCCATAGAGAACAAAATCCCCTTCTCTTACAAACATATCTTGATCTGCGGTTAATCTTCTTTTATGGAAGTGAACCAATATGGTTGATTTTCTATCAACACCAAGATTTGTTGTTTGAGTTGTATAACCTTCCCAAACCACTCTTGCATATACTCTTACAGGTGGTAAAAATGTCTTTTCAATGGCTTCGCCATATAATGAATGAAAGTTAGTATGTTCAATAGAAATTGGATAATAAAGCAGAGTTTGCCCTACGACACCTTCGATTATTTCATCGTTAACTTGCTTA